TATTAAAAATTATCAAAAAATGTATAATATAATACAGTTCAAATCCCTCTCTCACCGCCATAAACATTTGATTTATTGAGTATTAGCGGTACTCAAAAAATTATTTTGACAGGTTTTGACAGGGTAAAAAGTCAACCAAAATATTAAATTATCTGGGTTGCCATTGTTTTTAATGGTAACTTTTTTTATTTTGATTAACTAAGTAAGTTTATCAGATACCTATTTTTTCATTTATTATAGATACTGTTGATAAATTACTCTTATTCATTTGATGTACATATATATCCATCGTTGTTTTAGCACTGCTATGTCCTAAAAACATTTGAATGTCTTTTACATTAACATTGCTTTCACACAATATTGTAGCACAACTGTGTCTTAAATCATGAAACCTAATATGTGTTAAATTATGTTTTGCCAGGAACTTTCTAAATCCATTTGTCAAAAACTTTGGCTTATGTAGTTCCCCACCTTCATTAACATAAACATATTCTTCATCTTTTGTGTAATATCCTTTACCTAATCTTTCTTTATTTCTCTTTTGTTCCTCTTTTAATTCCAGGAGCATTTCTTTTATTGAACCAGGTAAAACAAAACTTCTTAAACCAGCTGTACTCTTAGTCTTATCTTTTTTTATTAAGATATTTTTACCATCTAAATTAGTTTCTGTAACAGTATGGACAATACTCATTGTATTATCTACAAAATTTATTGCTGACCATTTTAGCCCTAATAATTCGCTTCTTCTTAAACCAAAGAAGCTAGTTATAACCACTCCCAAATACAGTGCTTTATCTTCTTTTTTTAATATTTCAAGCATTTCTTTTATTTGTTCATGATTATAAACTTTTGCAATATACCTGACCTTTTTAGGCTTTTCAACATTCAACATAGGATTAATGGTTATTATTCCTATCTTTTGAGCATACTTGAATGTTAGACTTAAAAGATTATGGTAATGAATAACTGTATTAGCAGAAACTCCTCTTACATTTAATTCATGAAAATAATACTTTTGAATGTCAAATGTATTTATATCCTTGAGTTTCTTATTTTCTTTAAAAAAATAAGGTAATATGGATATCTTTGTATTTGATAAATAAGATGAGTAGGTTGCATCATCAATAGTTTTAAATCTCATTTTGACATATCCTAAAATGAAATTACAGAAACTAATTTCTTTATCAAATAAATTTACATCCTGGTCTATTTTTTTTAAAATACTTTTTCTGCTGCTATTTTTTTTATCTTCAGATATCCCAAAAAATTTTCTACATTCTTCTTCAAAAACTTTTAGCATTTCTTCAGCTAATTCTTCATTATCAGTTTTAGATGATTTTGATTTTACAGTTTTTTTCTTATTTTTTATATATTCAAAAACTAAATGGTAAAACTTACCTCTTTTTCTAGTGTAGCTTGATGTATACAAGAATCCTCCTTTATCTTTTTTTAATAGCTACCGATAATGAATTATCAGGCAACTATTAAAAAAAGTCAATATACTAATTTCTTACATTGCATTTAAAACATACTCTATGAGACATTCCTTTGGTATTTTAATTAATTTTCCATTTCTTATAGATTTTATTTCTCCAATTTCAGTTTTCTTTATAAGGTTACTTTTACTAATTCCTAAAAAATCAGCAGTATCTTTTGTTGATATAAAAAAAGGAAATTTCTCTAATTGTTTTTCTAATGATGCTCTCATTTCTTGTGCTGTCATTTCCATCACTCCTATTGTTCTATACAAGTTTTACAATCTGTTTCTGGACAATATATTTCTCCATTATTCCATTTTTTATTTGAAGCAAATTGATGTCCACAATTACATTGATATAAATATTTGTTACCTTTCATTCTATTTTTACCATTTCTTTTTTTAGATTTTGCTTTTAATCTTTTGTAGCCTTTATTAAATTTAAAATAAATACCATTCCCAAAATATTGGTGTCTACCTAAACCTGTATAAAACATTTTCCAAGTTATTTTACAAGCCTTTCTATTATTGCTTTTTGAATATTTTTTTGCTAGTTTAATAATTTCTTTACTTATTTTTTTAACCATTCAAATTCACCCATTCTTTTTGCTCTTTCTTCGTTTTTAAAAATTTTATTTCAGCCCACATTACTTCTGACAACCATTCTCCTAAAAGTTCATTTAATTTATCATCACTATTTACTATTTCTTTTGCTTCTTTTTCTGTATAATCCCAATCATCAACTAAATCTATAACTTTTGCATTAGTACTATGACTATTACTTAATAAAAATCCAACTCTATATTTACTCACTTATTCCTCCTGACATTCTATAATTCCAATACCTTAAATAGCCAAGTCTATAAATTTTTGATAGAACTATATCATTCACAGGTTTAGCTTCTTTGTTTATTTTGGGTTTTCTATAACATTCAATCGTTCTATATGGAATACTACATTTCTTTTCTACTGCTATTAAAATTCCACATTCTTTTGGAATTAATTCTAATGCTTTCTCTTTCATTTCTTCTGGAAAAGCATAATAGAAATTTTTAATGTTTTCATCTTTATGCTGATGTTTTTTCTTAAAATCAGCTTTTAAATCAGATAAAGATATTTTTATTTCAACTTCTGTTAAGTAGCGATTTTTAGTAACAATTAACATATCACATTCGTGATTTACTATATTTTTCCAAATCATAGGGTCTGCTCCTGTGTCTAGCCATCCGTTATTTTTAGTTACTTTTGGAACAATTACTAAACTGCCACTTTCAAAATATCTATAAATTAATGTTTCCATTTTATTTGTGGTCATTCCTCATCAACCCACTCAGCAACTCTTTTAAGTTCTCTTATTCTTCCAAATCTTACATCTTCCTCACAACCACAAATATACTTTATAACTTCTTCTTCTTGCTGAGTTCCATCTATTGCACAACCATTTTTATCAATATCAACAAGACCTGTATAATATCCTAGAATCTTTTCTCCACATTTTTTACACTTCCACATTATAGTCAGCTCCTCTCCTTAACTGTTTTTTTAATAAAACCATTAGTATCCTAGTTGCTCATGTAAGTCTGGGTTTTCAAAAATGTTGCCAACAATTTCGAAGTCTCCTTCTCTTTCTGAAAGGTGTTCTGTAATATTTTCATAAGAAACACGATAAGTTCCATCTTCATCATCATAGGAAATTAATCCATAAATATCATCTATACCATCATTGAATTTAATTACATCTGCTTCATAAAGCTCTTGACCACCATTGTCTTTTAATCCAGTAAATTGTAAAAGCTCTATATTTTTAAATTCAGCTGTTTTATAATTTTCATTAAATAAATTATCATCTTCTGTGTATCTTATATATTCATAATTAAAATCTATTCCAATAATAGCAACCATCTTCTTTTCTTTTTTTAACCAGGCTTTCATTTTAAATTCTTTCATTTTTCTCCTTTTTTTATCTTATACAATTTAGCTTTTAATTTAACTATTCCTATTCCAACTTTCGTTAAATCTGCATCATCTTTTTTTAATTCGTAACGATTTAATTGTCTTAATTCATTCTTAGTTACACAAATTAAATTTTCTAAATTAAAATTAGTTTTATCTCCATCAGCAAAAATAATTACATGTCCTTTTGGGATTTCCCCATTTACTCTTTTCCAAATTATTCTTTGCTTATATTCCCAAGTGTTTGGAGCTTCAGTCTTTATTAATGTATAACCATCTTTAGTGATTGATTCAGTTCCTATGGGTTTTTCCAACCATTCTACTTCTCCTTTTTTATCATATTTTCTAGGTTTTACTCCTGTTTTTTTCCCTTTGTTCCAAGGAATAAAACCTCTTTTAAAAGACCCACTATTAGTTTTTATATATTTATAATCTATATTTACTTTTCTTAAACATTTTCTAAAATAACTTAAACTAATAGAATCTATTTTGTATTTGACTTGAAATAGTTTTACTAATTCTTTATAAGTTTTTTCTCCATTGAAGCTCTTTAAAAATGTTATTTGTTCTTTAGTAAATTTCATATTTATCCCTCCAGCATTTCAGGAAATTTTACATCTGCTCCTTGCATAGAATCTTTTGCTTTTATTGCTTGTAATGCTAGATGAGCATTTCCTACTATTGCAGATGCAACACTTACTATTGCTTTTGTTCTTATTACTTCTGTATCTAATTTTTCACCTTCTAGCTCTTCTTCATTTAATCTTTCTAGTTGAGCAAAAAGATAATTATTTAAGTCAATTAGTGTATTTTTCATTCTTAACTCCTTTTAAAAAACTTTGTTATATGCTGCTTTTGTTAAACCTTCTGTTTCATCTAAATAAATTTGAGTTGTATCTAATTTCTTATGTCCCAAAAGATTTTTAATATCTATTATTGACATTCCTTTTTTCCAAGCTGTTGTTGCAAATGTTCTTCTGAATCTATGAGGATGAACATTTTTAACTCCAGCCTCTCTTCCAGCTTGTCTAATCATTATTTCTACACCACTAATTTGCAATTTTTTATATGGTTTTAAAAGAGAAACAAAAATATGTTCATCATTTGTATCTAAATTTTCTCTTTCTTCTAAGTATTCTTTAAGATAAAACTCAGCTTCTTCATTAAAATATACAGTTCTATATTTTCTACCTTTTTCAAATACAGTTATAGTTTTTTCTGAAAAATTAATATCATCAAATTTAAGTCCACATAGTCCCCCAACTCTTATCCCAGAATGCAGTAATAGTTCAAATATTGCTCTATCCCTTTTATTAGTAAAAACCTTTCTTATTTTTGCTAATTCTGTTGCAGAAAAAGCTTTTTTCTTTTCTCTAACTTCATTTATCTTTTTTACTCTAGCCATAGGGTTTTTAACTATAAAATCAAACTCTTGCAAAAAAGTAAAAAATGAACTTAAATTTCTTCTAAGATTATTTGCTGTAGTTGATGTAACTTTATCTTTATACATTTTTGCCCCTAAAAAGCTTATAACATCATTGGAAGTCACACTTTGAAAAGGTTTGCTTCCTAAAAATTCATTAAAATTTTCAAGAGTTAAAACATAATATTTTAATGATTTATCACTTAAGTTCTGTACTTTTTTCTGTATTACAAACTGTTTAATTAATTCTAAATTTCCTTGCCCATCACTCACTACTAAAGCATTTTCATTTCTATAAAGAATATTTCTTAAAATACTCTCTATTTTAAAAGCTTCATCATCTGAAAAACTCTTTAATAGTTCATATTTAAATTCTGTTATTAAATTTTCTTCCATCATTAACTCCTAGATATTGCCACTAATGCTATAATTAAATGTATCCCATCTTCCAAATATTTCTCCTGTTAAAGAATTTTTGTTTTCACATTTTGCTTTAGCTCCAACAATAGTCAACTGAACATAAGCCATTTGAATAGTATTTTCATCTAAATCACTACAATTAATAAAAATTCTTTTTTGATAATTAATTCCTTTTTCTTTTAATACTGCTAATATTCCCAGCATTAAACAACCTGAACCACATGCAGCATCAATTATTTTTATTCTTTTTTTTGAATTTAATTCTTTTATTAATTCATTAACTCTTGTTTCTGCCATAAGTTTTGAAAGGTGAAATGGTGTAAAAAATTGACCTTTCATTTTATTGTGAATACCTAATTCATGATATATTTTCCCTAAGTAATCATCTATTTCTTTTTCAAATAAAATTACCAGTTCAGCATGACATTCAAGAAAAACTTGAATTACTCCTTTACCATGTTTATCTACTATTCTTTTAAATTTTTCTTCCCTATCTGAATAACCTACTTTATTGCAAGTATTTGCATAAGTATAAAACATACATCTTACCCAATCAAAGAATATTTCATCATAGTTATATTTATGATCCAGATCTTGTATTTTTTTTACTATATTTTTGATTGAAGCTTCTCTAACTATTTCTTTCTTAGGAAGCTGTCCAAATCCAAAAAGGTTTAAGTTATCCTCCATTTTATCCTCCTAATTTTTAGTTTCTTTTTCCATAGTTTTATTTATTGCTTGCATTAAATCAAAGCCATTTACAGTACTTTTAATTTTTTCCTGCCATTTATCCCATATCATTTGCCCTTTTTCATCATACTTTTCTTTTATTTTTTCATCTTTAATTAGAGAAATGATTTTATTTGTTTCAAATGCAAAACCTATCATAGTCAAATGATTTTCAATATTATAAGGTTTTTCATTTATACATTTTTCTGCAACTTCATAATATTGTTCAAGTAAAACTTCTTCAAATGCTTTTTTAGTCAGATTTTCTACAATTTTTTCAAGTTTTTCTTTTATTTCTTCTTTTCTTTCAAAGTTTTCTTTATTATCCATTTTTATTCCTTCTCCTCTATATTATTTTTTTCAAATTCTTCCCAACTTTTTGAGAAAATATGATTAGCAAATGCTTCTTTTAATCCATTCATTTGTTTTAATCTTATAACTTCATCTAAATCCATTCCTAAATGCTCAGATATTTCATAATCATTCCAGCCTTTCTCATAAAGAGATAAAACAATTTTTGCCATATCTGGAATTTGATGTGTTCCCCTAGCTCTATTGAATTGGATTGTTGCAGCAACTCTCTTTTTAATATCGTGTTTTAAAACAACAATTGGAACTTGTTCTAGGTGTAATTTCAATGAAACAGTATATCTATGAAAGCCATCAACAATAACATATTTGTCATTTTCTTTGTCATAGATACAAATAATTGGCATACAGAACCCATTATCTATGATAGACCTTTCTAATAATTTCATCTCAGGTTTTGCTACTTTATTTGGATTATAGTCATTAGCCACAACTTTATTTATATCAACCATTTGAACATTTAAAACTTCCATTGATACCTCTTTCATCTTTTTACCTCCAATAAGTTATTATATTTTTTCATTAGATGCTGCAATTTTTCATTATCTTTTTTATTTTCTCCAAAAGATAATCTCTTCATATAAAAATCATTTCTTTCAATTGCTCTTGCAATTCTTCTCCAGGATATAATTTTCTTTTGTTGCTCTAATTTTAGGTCACCTTCTTGTGGAATAATATCTATATTTTTATGTTTTTTATACCATTCCATGAACTTTTTAATTTTTCCATAGTAATGAAACATTAAATCTCTATTATAAAGTCCTAAGCTTTCTAATAAGAACACAGTATATTGTTCCCAAGTCATAAAATCAGGTTTAAAAGATTTTATATTTCCTAGTGCATAACTTCTGCAATATATATTTCCAAAATTAACTCCATTAACTCTATTTAAAATTTTTTCCCAGGTATCAGCTTCAAGAGCTTTAAACTGGTCCAGTCCATTTCTTTGGTCATCTCCATAGGGTTGGCACAGTCTTTGCTCATGAATAGATAATCCATTTTTATACATTAATTCATAGATTTTATTATATTTTAAATCTAATAATGATATAGCTCCCCAAACGTCTTGGGTTTTAAAGTCATATAATGGATAAAAGTTAAAAGTATTTTTATAAATTTGAGTGGTCCAGGGTTTATTTTCAAACATCACTTTATTTTTAGGTAATGCAATTGTCCTAAATCTGTTAAGACTTTCATCAGCTCTTATTCCAACTCCAACAGCACACATTCCACCTTTAGTATCTGCATACCATTTATTAAAAGAAGGAACAAATTCTTCAAACTCCATAACTCTATCATAAAATGGTAGATAATTATTTGTTAGATTTACACTATCTTCTGGTAAATCTCTTACCCATAATTCTTTATCTTCTGGTTTCCAGCAGATCCATTTTGGTTGCAAAACAGATACTGCATTTCTTAAATAAAGTGGTAAAGCTATATGATAGAAATCTCTAATTTGACTTAATTCTTTTAGTTCATACACATGTTCAATAGTATGTTTATATTGGGCTTCTAAATCAATATACATAACATCAAAAACTTTATTAAGTTTTTTAGCTACTATATTAGCTATTTGTATCATCAATGAACTGTCTTTTCCACCACTAAAAGAAAAACAAATATTATCAAAATTATTAAAGATAAATTTATATCTATCTCTTGCAGCAGATAAAACATCTTGGTCTTTATATATCTTCATAGTTTCTCCTCAATTTCTTGTATGGTTTTTTGTTTTAATTCCCATAAGAAATCTTCTTTTTTCTTTAAATTATTTTGGATCATTTCGTCTAATCCAAATGTAGAAATTAAATAGAATATTCTACAATCTTCTTTCTGTCCAGTTCTATATATCCTGCTTTCTGCTTGGTCCATTAGTGCATAATCCCAAGATAAATTATAAAAAATAATTATATTTGAACTTTGTAAATTTAGTCCAAATGTATGCTTTTGTAAACTTAGTAAAGTATATTCATTAAATTCATTTCTTAGTAATTCTTCTTCAACCAGATATTTATAAAAAATAATTATTTTTTTTGTTGGAACTCCTTCACTCTTAAGATTGTTTAAAAGATTTCTTAATTCTTCTTTTTTATTTAAACTAGCAGCATAAGAATGTTGTAATTTTTGAAGATTTCCTAATAGTTGTCCATCTTCTGTTCTGATACCTTCAATAAAAATTTCTTTTAAAATTAGATAGTTTTCAATTACTTTATCTTCTGCTACATATTCAACAATTTTAGTTTCTTTTTTTATATCTAGTTTCAAATCACTTTTATAAATAAAAGGACTTATTAAACTAAATAAATAATCAAGATTTGTGAAACCTTCTAACCATCTTTTTTTTATTACACGATTTTTAACAACTCTTTTTTCTATAATAAATGTGTTATAAAATTCGTTGTAATTCATTTTAAAAATTTTTTCACTCAAGAAATTAAACTGGTTATATAGATCCAGGTAATTTTTTGAAAGAGGAGTACCATTTAAAATTAAACGGTACTTTGCTTTTCTTCCAATTGTTGTTATTCTTTGAGTTCTTACACAGTAATTTTTTATTTTTATGCTTTCATCTACAACACAGAAAAATTTACAGTTAGAATATTTATTTAATAATTCAAAGTAAGTTTTTTTAGAATTACTTAAAGTTTCTATTCCAACTATCTCAACTTCATATTTTAAGGAACATTTTTCTAGTTCTTCTTTTAAATTTTTCTTAGTTTGACAAGGTGTAAACCATAAAACTTTATCTATATCTTCTCTTGAATTTATAATACCAACAGCAGTTTGAGTTTTTCCTGTTCCTGCTTGCATAAATAAAGCTCCAACTTTAAATCTTTTTAATTTTTTTATACAATTTAATTGATCAGGCAAGTAATTCCTCATCTATTTCAACCTCTTTAAAAATTTTTTCTGGAATGTAAGTTTCTAATCTTTCTATATCATCATAAAAATTTATTTCTGCTTTATCTAAAAGCTCAATTAAATTAGGCATTGATAAAATTAGTTCTTTTTTCTTATTAAGAAATACTTTTCTTGGAAACTCGTCATTATTTTGATATGAAATTACTACACTTTCACGCATTTTATTTACCAATACTTTTGGATACCAGAAACGATAATCTTCAAATAAACCTATCTCAAATTTAAATAAATATGCTTTTTGAGTTTCTTTTTCTATGAAAAGTCTCTCAAGAGAAATTTCAAATGTTTGCCATTTCTTAGATTTTTCCATTTTTTTCTCCTGCTTCAACAATAATTTCTGTCAATAAGTTACAGAAATATGGTGACTTAAAATAGAAATCATTTGGATATGAACATAATTGATTATTGGTATCTTCTAAAAACTTGTTAACATCAAGTCCAGAATTTTTTAATCTTATAAGTTCAAAATAAGTTTTTACTAAATTATCAAATTCTTCTAATCCTGGTGTAGCTTTTAGATAAACTTCTTTTATATTATCCATATATCCTGTATGAGGAGAGTCTATCATTGATACTAATTCTATTTTTGCTTTAAAAAACCATTTGTTTATTATTTCTACTAAGTCCCAATAGTTTAAAGAACTTAACCTTATTCTGTTAGCTTTAAAAACTAGTTCATAACAAATTATTTCTATTATATTTTCATGTCTAATATCGTATTTTTTCTTTTTAAAATACATTTTTTCTATTTCTAAAACTTTATCTGCAATTTCATTTAAAGAAGTTTTTAAAGTAAAATTGTCATTACACTGACTTTTTATAAAACTTGCAACTTCATCATACATTTCATGTGTCTTAGATTTCTTTTTAGCCATTACTCATTTTTACCTCTTTCTTTCCAATCAAATTCTTCTGCTTCTTTTTTCTCTTTATAGAGTTTAATAGCCATTTCTTTTTTACTATAATTTCTCATACCTATTGTTTTTTCTCTGCTTCTTTTCTTATAAGCAGCATCTTGTTTTGATTTTTCTCTCCAGTACTGTTTTTCACAAGTAGCAGAGCAGTATTTCACTCTTTTATCTTTTATATCTGTAACATACACTCTTGTCCCACAATGAGCACAAACAAATTCACGAGGACAATCAACATTATCATAAAATTGATTAACTCTTATTTTCATTGTTCCTCCTATAAAAGTTCAGGAATTGCTATATCTTGATACACCCAATTCATATATTTATTGGATAAATTAAATAATTTATTTAATTCTTTTTCATCAATTTCAATCTTTCTAGCAATCCCTCTCATTTTAGCAGTATTTAAATCTTTTACCATTCTAGCCCATGAACCAAGTGTTCCCATGAAACCAGCTGGAAGCCTTTGTTTAATATCATCAAGAGTTAAAATCAATTTTTCACTAATTCCATTGAGACATTTTTCAGTTTGTTTTCCAATAATATCTCTGTAAAAGAAATTATTTTCAACATCTTCTCCTTCATCTTCTGACTCAAAATAAGTGTTAAATATTTTATCTGCTACAGCTCTTGTTTTACTGATTAACATCAACTTATCAAATTTGATATAACCCTGATTTTCCTTAACTTCTTTGTCCCAAACTTCTTTATGCTTTTGACAAACAATTGAGATATTTAAAAGGGTTGTAGCAAACTTTGTAGCATCTAACTTTTCATCAGCTGGTTTCTTTATAATTTCAATTTCTTTTTTTTCATTTATTTTTATTTCCCTTTTCTCTGTTTTCTTTGCTTTCCTCATTTTTGACACCTTTCTCTGCCATAAGAGCAGCCAAAGCTAGTTTTAAAATGTCCATAGAATCACATCCAACTTTCTAAAAGTTTAAATATAAAATTTATTTTATTTTTAAAATTTTTCAAGAAGCTAATTTCCATATAATCTACTTCAAAATTTTTCATTTTTTTATTTTTATAAGCTAGTACAACAGCTTGATTAAAATCTTGTGTTAAATACTCTCCATTGATAAGGTAAGTATCTCCCCATATTTTTTTTATTTCTAACATTATTCCTCCTAATAATATTGACACTGCAAACAACTTCTTGTAAAATAAAACTGTTTCGGGGCTTTATCAACACGAGCAAGTTGCTTGCAGTGAAAAATGATAAAGTCTTTTTTAGACTAATCTATTAAAAACCTTTATGAAAACTTTAAGTTCCTCTACTTCATTTCTTAAACTAACAATTCTTGCAATTCCTAACATAGCAACAGCTGCATCATCATTAATTAATGATTCATTATATTTAATTATTCCTTCCGCTTTTTCTATTAAAGTTTTTTTATCAATCATAGTTATAGTTCCTCCATAAGTTTTTGTAGACTGTTAATATATTCAGTCAATTCTTTTTTATATTCTGTTTTTTCTTCCTCTTTTAACTTTTTAGCTCTTTTTTTCATTTTTTTAATTTTATTAAAATTAAAGTATTTTTGACCTTCAACTTTAATTTCAACTTTTTTTTCTTCTTTTGGTGGAGCTAATAATTCTTTTATTTCTTTAACTTTTAAAACATCTGTACTTAAAACCGCTTGTACATCATCAAAACCTAATGAATTATGAGATAAAACTTTTATAGCTTGATCTGACAAACTAAATATTTTATCTTTATAATCAGGAAAGTAAGAATATAAGTTCCATCTTTTTAGAAATACAGAAACCATATCTTTCGTAAGACCTGCACTTTCATACCAAGCCATAAAACTTCCTGAAGGTTTTAATATTTTTTCTATCTCAGCTAATGAACTACAGATATCAAATAAATTATTTTTATATTTTCTAAAAGTATTTAAAATTTTTGCTTCATATTCTTCAACTTGTTGCTTTTCAACATCTGAAATTTCGTAACTTCCGAAATCAAATTTTCTTAATTGACTTCCAGCTATTGCATCTTCAAATGCTTTCATTACATTATTTTCATTACTCATCTTCTATCTCCCTCCAAACTTTTACAAAAACATTTTTTATTTCATCTAGTTTTTGAGACCTTCTTTCCCAAAGTAAAGTACCATTTTCAATTAGCTTCAAAATTATTGAAGATTGGTTAATTGGAATAGATAAGAATACTCCTGAACGAGTTAATTTATTTTTTAGAAAAGTATAAAAATCTTTTTCTATTTTTGTTCTTCCTACTCTATTTGGGATGACAGCTCTAATTTTAGATATATCTGTTTTTTTTAATAAGTTTAAAATAGAGTTTGTTGTAACTGAGTCCAAGAAAGTTGGAACAATTATATGTTCAGCTACATCAACAAAGACATTGTCCAAATTCATAACTGGAGAACCATCTATGATGATATGTTTAAATTCCTTTTTCAGATTATTAATTTGTTTCTTAAATTTTTCATCAAGATTCCCTTTTACTTTATAGTCTTGAAGATGCAAGAAAAATAAATTAGGTCTTAATTTTGTTAACTCATAATTTTTTCCTTCCAATAAATCTTCAAGTCCTTTTTTATTAGTATCTTTAATTTTTATTCCAGAATAATTTAAAATATTATTCTGAGAGTCTGAAGTTAATATCAAGACTTTTTCATTTTGAAAGGCTTTGTATGCTGCTAATTGTAAAGCTATCCAGCTTTTACCTACTCCACCTTTATTATTTTTTACAAGTACGACTCCCATAATCTCCTCCTATTTTTTAATTGTTTTATTGTTCTTTTTTGCAAAATAAATTTTATGATTTTGTAAATTTATTAATTTTACTCCACTAGCTTTCAACTCTATTAATGGAATACTTTTATGTTGTTTTTTATTTTCTAATACAAATACTCCATCTTTTCTTCTTTTTACAATTCCACATAAAATTAAATTTTCATCTTTTGTTGCTAATAGATAATCATCTGTGTATATATATTTTTTATCTTCTTTTATTCCTGTACTCTCCAACCAAATGACATCTTTAAATTCAAAAGTTAATTCTTCATTTTTATTTATTCCTATAATTTTTCTATTTTGAAAATTTATATTTAAAACTTTATAAACTCCACCTGTTATGATGCTATAAAATTTTCCACGTAATTTCATTAAATTACACTCCTTTTTTGTTATAAAATTCAGGTTCTTTCAAAGTCTTTGTTGTTCCAACTTTTATTAAATATAAGTGACATAGTAATCTACCATAACTAGAACAGTATTGGTATTTTTCAAAGTCCAATTTTTCATCATCAGCAAGCATTTTATTAACTTCTTTAAATTCATTTTGAACTTCAACCCATTTTTCAAAAGGCATATTGATTTTTATTGTTGCCATAGACCTCCTTTAAATTAAACCTTTTTCTTTAAGCTCTTGAAAAATAAAAGAACTAATTAATCTATAATACATAAATTCACTTTTATTTTTTAATTCAGAAAAATGTTTAATATTATGTTTTTCTAATATATCTAGTTCAATCTTTTTTTGTTGTTCTAGGGAAAGTCCTTTAAAAATTTCAAGATATTTTTCATTGTTTTCACTCTCCTTTTTTTCTTCATTTTTTAAATTTTCCTGTTCAATTTCTCTACTTTTAATTTCTTTAAGGTTAATTTCAACAGTCCCTTTAAAGAGATGTTCAGAGAAAATAGCAGCTATATTTTTTACTCCTGGTTTATTTTTTAAAATATCCAATTGTTCCTGGAAGAGCTTTAAAAGATATCCCAAAGAGTTAATCTTTAATAACTCAATAATTTTGTTTTCATGCTTCTTAGAAAAATCAATTTTATTTTCTTTGAACCATTCTTTTATTGCTTTCAAATCATCAGAACAATCATCACATGATTTATTATGTTCTTTATGATTTAATTTTTTATTTAAGTTATTTATTATATATTCTTTATTGTTGCCATTTTCAGACAAACTAGTTTGACTATTTTCAGCAGAATAGTTTGTCTTTTTTGGACAATCTAGTTTGCCGTTTTCAGACAAACTAGATTGCTGATTTTGGAAAACTAGATTTTCAATCATTTCATAGTTGACTTTAAAATATCTTTTGCAGGGAACTCCCTTATTTTTTTGTTCCAATATTTTTAAGTCAATTAACTCTTTGATTATCTTATCTTGCTTGTGTCTACCAAGCCCTGTAAGTTCTCCAATTTTTTCTATGGTTTGATAGAACCAACCCTCATTATCTGATAGTCCGTCAGATGCTTCTATAAGAATTGTTAGTAGGAAGGCTGATTCTATTCCAAGTTCTTTAACAATTTGTTTATTTAATGTGTAATAGTTACTGGACATCAATAACTGCTTAAATGTTTTTTCTTGCATTTTATCCAGCTCCTTATTTTTTAATCTTTTAAGATGTCCTTTAAAGTCCAAATTTCTATATTTTTATTGCTTATATATTCCCATAGAACTTCATCATTATTACCATTATTCATTTTTTCTTGGTATTCTGTTAGAAGTTCTTTTCTTAAATCTTCAAGTTGTTTTATTTTATTTTCAATATATTCTCTACTTTTCATAATTAGCTCCTTATCATTTCATCCCTTTATATAAATTTTCAAGTTGTTTTACAGCTTCAACTGCTTTTGGATGTTTTGAATTTTTTATTTTATTATTAATTTCTTCATGCCAGCTTTTAGCTATATCTTTATTTATGTAATGGATTCTTTTTATCCCTAATAGATCCATTTGGATTCTTCCACCTATTTCTACCAAGTAAAAAATATATTTAGCTTCTTCATCTTTAAAATACAAGTCTTTTTCCATTTCACACTCCTTAAAATCTTTTTTTAATCTCTTTTACAAATTCAGCATCAATATTTAACACACAAGGTTCTATGTTAAATTTTTCTGGAAGAATTGAATATTTTAAATCAACTTCTTTTTTTGCTTCTTCTTCCGAAGTAAAAGCTGAAAGGATAGTTTTATCAGCATTGGTAACAATATAAATTGTTCTAAAAGTTTCATATACTATTTGTATCTTTTTAGGCATTTATTTCACCTGCTATCATGCAAGGGTAACCTAGCTTTTTAAGTTCATCCTTAATTTCAAGAAATGTTACATTTTTTCCATATTTTTCAATTAATTCTTGTAGTTCTGTTAGTTTCATAAATCTTCCTCCCATTCTCTTGGGAAATATAGAAAATATATTGTAATATTATAGTGATTATGCTATAATAAAAACACTTGGATATTTTATTAAATAAATCAAGCTAGTTTGAAAAAGGGGTGTCTTGGTCGGTGTCCCTTTTTTGTTTTACTCTTTAAAATTTTTGTAGGCAGTAAAACCAAAATCAAAATATTCTTTTTTTAAGATTTCTATTGTCTTAAAAATTGAATGTTGTAATTCTTCAGAAATATTAGATTTTTGTATCTTTTCATACAACTCTTCTATTTCTTTTTTTGATTTTGACTCTACCTTTCCTGAATCCAACAATCCCTCCAAAAAACTTAAAGCAGCTTCTTTAAACTCATTCTCCATTTTTATAACCTCCCTAATATTTAATGTTCTTTACTAGAAAGTGTGTATAATCTAAGAATCTGCTATTTAACTCTCTTTCAACTTAATAAATTATTTTCTATATTCCTCCTAATTGATTTTATAAAATGATTTTTTTTATTTATAAAAAAATATTTTATATCTTTGAGTTGAATTTTACAACTTATAAATTAATTTGTCAAGTAATAAAATTAATTTATAAATTAATTTTTATAATCTAAAATTGAAAAAAATAAATTTTTAAAGTATAATATTCAATATAGAAAATAAAAAATATAGGAGGTACTATATGTACAAATCTAAACTAAGATATCTAATGGCAGATAGGAAGATAGATTCTATCAAAAATCTAGCAGAATTAACTGGAGTCAGTAGACCACCACTTGATAAACTCTACAAAGAAAAAGATTTAGAAACACTTTCATTAGATGTTATCGCTAGAATATGTAAATATTTTAATTGCAGAATCGAGGACTTAATTGAGTATGTCCCAGACAATACACAAGATTAATCAATCTTTTAGTAGTATAGTCCATAAGTCTTAATGAACTTTGGGGAAAGTTACTTATGAACCATACTACTCAAAGATTGAGATTTTATTATTTTAGAGGGGGGTTCTTATGAAAAAAAAATTTATATTTTTTATACTTTTATCTTTATTAGTTGCCTGTGGAAGTGAAAAAAATGAAAACAGTTCTACAGCAACTAATGTAACGACAGAAAAATCACAGTCAAAAACACTAAATTATGACTTTATGATAGAGCAAAATATTAAAACAGTTAAACTTCAAGGGGATGTACCTTTAGATTTCGTTAATGGCGAAATTCCAACTTTTGATGAAATGAAACTAATAGCTGAAGATATTGCTAAAAAATATCCAAACTATCAAAATTATTTTATTAATTTTAAATTTCCTTTAACAGATACATCTGAAAGAAGAAATGAAATTAACTATAATTCTTTATGTTTATTTAGCAAAAGTGGTAATTCAGATTTTAGACTAACTCTTCATTATAATGGTGTTTCAACTATGAATTTAACTTTGAATAAAAATATAGTTGGTCATTTAGGAATAAACCTAATTTCTAATATATCTCCAATAAAAGTAGGTATGACATTATCACAAGTTAAGAAAAAACTTGGTGAACCTAGTGAAATTAATAATGAAACAAAAGAATCTCAATATTATGTTTTAAATGAAAATTATCAGGTTTTAGGTATTCTATTTATTCAATATACTAATGACACAGTAAAATCAGCTAATTTTTTCTCTTGGAATAATAGCTTTTCAAAAGAACAATTATCAGCTATTGATTCATATATAGCAGGTGATAAAAAATTAGAAGATTTAAAAATAAAAGAATTAAAAGATATTTATTAATATTAAAAGCAACAAGATTTTTTTTGTTGCTTTTTATTTTTTGCTAAAAAACTATTTGTCTCTTTTGTAGCTTTTTAACAACTTAAAATATTTATATCACTTTTGTAGTTAAAAAGCAACTCTTTTTTTTTAAATTGCTAAAAAACTATATTTTTTTTATAAAAAAAATTATATAATAACTTATAAATTTTTTTGAGGAGGTGCTTTATGAAATTAAATGAAAAAGAAATGATAGAGTTAGGAAATTTTTTAGCTGAAAAGAGAAAAGAAAAAGGATATACACTTGAAGAGTTGAGATTAAAATTAAAATCAAGAGGTTTAATTGCTGAAAAGAGTGATATACAAAGAATTGAAAATGCTGAAAGAAAATTACCTAATCCAATATTATTAAGCCACCTTGCAAATATCTATGATTTTGATGTTGTTGAAGTATATAAAAAAATTGGGTATCTTCCAAAAACTGAAAAAAATCTAAATTATGATTTTGATAAAGATGATTTAAATTATCATATAAGTGAAAATATAAAAGAATATTCATTAAATTTAATAGATAATAATATACAAGAAATAAAAATATATTCTTCCTTATCAATGGCACTAGGAGATTTTTCTGATGTAACAAATTCAGATGAATTTACTATTTCATTACCAATAAATGAAAAAAATAAAAATAACACAATAATTGGAATAAAAGAAAAAGAAAAGAAAATAACTATTATAAAAAAGAATTCTGAAATTAAAAATAATGAAATAGGTGTGTTTTATTTTAATAAAAGTTGGCTAATAGCAACTAAAAAAATATCTAATAGAGGAGAAGTTTTTCTTATTGATGAAAAAAAAGATTGTCCTATATATGTGAGAGAGAGTGACAATTTTAGAGAACTTGGAAAAGTTATTTGTAATATTGAATTTAATAATTAAAAAAATGGAGACTAATAATCTCCATTTTTTATTTCAAATTTTTTTGTTGCTTATTGACAAAATATAAATCTATATGTTATATTTGTCAAAAAGGAGGAGGCTATGAAAGATAATCAAGATACTTCTTTTTTTAAGGAAGTAAAGAAAAAATTAATTGATATAGATATGACATTTTCCGAGCTTAGAAAGCGAACTTCATATTCAACTGATTGGGGTCTAAGAAAGGCTTTAAAGAATAATATAGAAGCTGCAGTTAATGAAGTTCAAAAAATTTTAGCTAAAATTTAGCTAAAAAGCAACAAGATTATTTTTAAGTTGGGAGAATAATATGAACTATGAATTTGACTACAATTATCTAATAAAAATAATCTCAAAAGAAAAAATTATATATGAGAATACTGAATATAAAAATATTATTGCTAAGTTTTGTTATTCAGATAAGAGAACATTCAAACAAGGTTATGAGAAACTTTCTAAAAAATATAATGATGAACAATATGAAATTCTTACATATCAAAAAATAAGGAGGAGCTGGTATGAATGTCCAAAGCCAAGAATTCGGATAAAGAAATAAGTCATGATTATTGCAGTTGTGGAGAATATCTATATTCATATTCTGAAAATCAAGAAAGAATAAGAGTAGCAAAAGGTAGAAAGGTAACAATTTACCTTAAAAAAAGAGAATTAGAAATAGTTTGTCCGCACTGTGAAAAAATAATAAAAGTGAAATTCTAATGTATGGACTAGATAGAGCTTGTGTCTTTGTTGATGTCCAGACCGACATTTTGTATGTAAGAGAAAGAATTAAAAAAATGTTTCCTCATTCTTTTTCAGAAAGTCTTTCAAATCATACAAATAATTACAAAATTGATAAAAAGAATATCAATTACATTAAGTTAGAAGAAAAAAAAATAAAAAAAATATCAACAATTAAAATAGATTTTTCTTATCCACGATTTTTTGAAGATAATAATATTTTTCCATTATCTGATGAAGTAAAAAAAATTATAGTAGAAGATAATCTAATAAAATTAATCAATAGTTTAATTGATTATGAAATAACAGAAGATGAAGTAAAATATGAATATTTTGAATTTACTACACAAGAAGTTGTAGGAAATTTCTATAAATTTCATAATATTGTAAGTTATTTTTTTAAAGCACTTACAAGAAAATATAATGATTTGGATAAGGTCCAATATTACAACTTTAATCAAAATGAAAATAAGTTTTATACAACAGGTTTTACATTTCAGCCAATGACAGGTTGGAAAATCAGGCTCTATTCAAAAGGGCATGAAAATAATAAAAAGAATATGAGAAAAGTTAAGGGAGCAATTCTAAGACTTGAACACAGATTAACTAAGAAAATTATAAAAAGCTATTTTGAATTTAACTCAATAAAATATATAACAATAAAAGACATAAAAGATTGCATTCAAAACACAATATCACAGACTTTGGGAAAAATATTGATTGAGGAAGTAGAGAAATCAGTTGAGGTCCTTAAAGAAAAGTTTATAAATTTTAGATGTCAAGATTTAGATTCACTAATTAGAGATAATTTAGAGTGGATATTTGACTATAAAATAGTTGATGATATTGTTACTAGCAGTAGCAATAAATGCTATAGACAGGTTGTTTTTTATCGTAGCAAGATAAAAGATATCCTTACTCACTCACAACAAAGAGCATCTCCACAAAGAGATTTTTTTTCTAATATTGAGAGGCTCGAACTATTCTTCGCAAATCTAATACTCTTTAATTGCAAGGTCAAATGTGATACAAAAAATCATTTGGCATTTTTTTGCAAAAAGTAGGAAGAAAAAACTTCCTATTTTCACACTTTCAAAAAAATTTTTCCATTTAATATCAATGCTTTTTAATAGTTTTCTCGCGTGATAATAATATGAGGCATTTCAATCCTAAAACTGAAAATATAATTATTCATTTTTACAATGCAAAGATTTAAAACAAATTAGAACAGGGAGGACTATGAAAATAACTAAGATTAAATTAGATGTTTTAAAAGAAAATCCCAAGAACCCTAGAAAAAGTACAAATAATCAAATTAATTTATATAAAAACTTATTAGATAGATTTGGTTGTGTATTCCCAATAATAGTTGACGCTAATAATTATGTTGTTAGTGACTATGCGAAAGTAGAAGCAGCAAAAATATTAGGATTAACTGAAATTGAATGTATTTTCATTGAAAATTTAACTGAAAATGAAATACAAACAATAAGAATTGGAGAAGCTAGAGCAATAGAGCTAGGCGAATGGGATTATCAAAAATTATTTGAAGAACTAACAAAACTAGGAGAAAACCTAGAATTAACAGGTTTTAATCTTGATGAAATTGAAGCATTATTACCTGGTGAAATTCTTGATGAAAATGAAATAAAAGAAATAGATATTCCTGATGTTGAAGAAAAGTATTTTTCAAAACAAGGGGATATTTGGCTATTAGGAAAACATAAACTTATGTGTGGAGATTCAACTAATTTAGAAGATGTTAAGAAATTAGTTGCTAATGAAACTATGGATTTAATGGTTACAGACCCACCATATAATGTGAACTATGAGGCAACAAATGGAAACAAAATTAAAAATGACAATATGAGTTCTGAAAACTTTTATAGATTTTTATTAGATTTTTATAAAAATTCCTTTGAAGTTATGAGAGCTGGTGCAGCTTATTATATTTTTCATGCAGATAGTGAAACAAAGGCATTCAGAGGAGCATTGGAAGAGGCAGGATTTAAAATATCACAATGTTTAATTTGGGTAAAAAATCAATTTGTTTTATCAAGACAAGACTACAACTGGAGACATGAACCTTGTCTTTATGGTTGGAAAGAAGGAGCAGCACATTATTTTATAAAAGATTTTACACAGGATACAGTTATAGAAAAAGATTTAAAAGCTATTGAAAATTATAGCAAAAAGGAACTAATAAATATTTTAAAACAGATGTTAAGAGAGCAAGAAAGCATAATTAGAGAGAACAAACCATTAGTAAATGATGTTCACCCAACAATGAAGCCAATCAAGTTAATTGCTAGATTAATTCATAATTCTAGTAAAAAAGATTGGAATATTCTTGATTTATTTGGCGGGTCAGGAAGTACATTGATTGCAGCAGAGCAGTTAAACAGAAAAGCATTTTTAATGGAATATGATCCTAAGTATGCTGATGTAATAGTTAAAAGATATAGAAGTTTAGGTAAGTTAGACATTATTTTACAAAGAGAAGGCAAGGAATACAAGTGGGAGGACATAAAAGATGAGTTAATCAGTGAGGCATAGAGATGAGTAAGTCAGATAATTTTAATGAGAAACAATTAAAAGTCTTAGAAATATATGTAGAACTAGAATTGATTAAGTTCAGTAAAAAGAAAAAAGACTTTTATGATGAGATACAAAAAAGAACTAAATATAACAAAAATACTATTATCTCTTGGATAAATAGATATCTTGTTAAATATAAAGAAATCAGAGCAGAAATAGTTGAAAAACAAAATGCAAAGATATGCAACTTTGAGGGCTTGACAGAAAAACAAACTAAATATGTTATATACCGAATGTCTGGAATTGGAAAAGAAGAGGCAAAGGAAAAAGCTGGTTACAGTGAAAAGACAAAAGCAGCAAACATAGAAAGAAGTCCAAAGGTTGCAACTAAGATAACAGAATTAAGAGAAATACTATTTCAAGATACACAATTAGGGATACTAAGCATAGCAACAAGATTAAATAAAATTTTAAATAGTGCAATAGAAGGAGTAGATATCATTGAGTACATAGATGAATCTAGTCCTGATGGACACACAGTAAGCAAGAGAGTGCGAAAGGACAAACCACTATTAGCAGGAGTAGCAGCAGCAAGAGAGTTAAACTCAATGTTAGGTTACAGAGTAACTGATGAGGCTAAACTGAAAGCTGTGATAAACAGTGAAAATGATACGGCTGTGAGTGATGAGGACTTCGAGTAATCAAAAAGGTACTGTGACGAAAATTTTTTATTAGAGGGTGCGGCTGGAGGCTCGGAACTTTTCATATACGAAATTTTTTGATTTCCTTCCCAGTTCCAAATTTTATATATACGCATGGGAGAAAATATGATACTTGCAAATGAAAAACAATTATCAAAAATTCTTAATATTTCTGATAGAAGGGTTAGAGAACTGTTCAAGGATTATAAATCAGAAAATGGAAGTTACCCTCTTATTAAATGTGTAACTGAATTTATAAATCAAACCAGGAGTGGAGACATAAACCTGGTAACACAAAAAACTTTTGCAGAAATTTTAGGGCTTAGTGAAAAAACAGTTAAAGAACTTGCAAATCGTGGAGTATTAGAAAAAAACTCTAATGGACAGTTTGATTTGAAAGATAATTTAAAAAGATATTTAACTGTTAATGATGAAAGAAATAAGAAAAAAGCAGTTGAAAGAGAACTGCAACAGTTTAAACTTGAAATTTTACAAGATAAATATCATCAGGATGAAGATGTCAAATATGTTTTAACTGATATTTTAGTTAAATTCAAAGCAAAATTACAAGCAACAGCTGTAAAAATTGACAACGAAATTACTGAAATATCAGAAGCTGATAGATTAGATTATTTAAAGAATACTTTGATAGATTGCTTGGAAGAACTGGCAAATTATAATCCACCAAGTAATAGGAGAAAAGCAAAAGATGTATGAGAGAACTAGGGAATTAATAAAAGAGTGTTTAAGAATATTGAGACAACCACCACTTGTAAGTATTATGGAGTGGGCTAATCAATATAGAGTTTTAGATACTACATCAGCAAAAGAAGTTGGTAAATTCAATGTTGAAAGAACACCATATATGATAGAAATATATGAAAAAATAACAAAAGGAGAAACTAAGCAAGTTACATTGATGATGGCAGCACAATTAGCAAAGAGTGAGTTAATCATCAATACAATTTTAAGATATGCTCATTTAGATCCTTGCCCAATGTTAATAGTTCAACCAACTGATGAAATGGCTAGAAGTTTCTCAAAGGAGAGAATACAACCAGCTATAAATAATTCTATATTACACACAATTATTAAAGAACCTAGTAAAAAAGATTCTGGAAATACTGTTACACATAAAATGTTTCCAGGAGGATATATAGCTTTTGTTGGAGCTAATTCTCCTTCAAAGTTAGCAGCAAGACCTATCAGAAACATATTTCTTGATGAGGTGGACCGATATCCAAAAAGTTCAGGAAATGAAGGAAGTCCTATTTCACTTGCTAAAAAAAGAACTTCTACATTTGATGATATTACAAAGCACATTATTACAGGAACTCCGACAGTAAAGGGTTCATCTGAAATAGAAGATGAATATAATAATTCAAGCCAAGCTGAATGGTATATTCCTTGTCCTAACTGTAAGAAAGAACAGACTTTTAAATGGGGTAACATAAAATTTGAACCTGATGGAAGTAATGTAAGAATGGTCTGTCCTCATTGTGGTAAAGCATTCACTGAAAAAGAGTGGAAAAAAGGTAATGAAAAAACTGGAAGATGGATACATAAATATCCTGAAAGAACAAAAAATCTAGGTTATCACTTGAATGGGTTAGCTAGTCCATTTAGAAACTGGGAATCTATTGTTCAAGAATGGCTAGAAATTAAAGGAGATGTTGAAAAACTAAAAGCCTTTATAAATACAGTTTTAGCTGAAACCTTTGAACAAGAATATACAGGAAGATTAGATCCTAAGAAACTTATCAAGAGAACTAGGGAAAAATATAGTTATATTCCTGATAAAGCTTTAATTTTAACAGCAGGAGTAGATATCCAGGATAAGTGGATAGCTATTGATATTAATGCTTGGGGTCTTGGATATGAAAGCTGGGGAATGGAATACATAATTTTACATGGAGATTTGAACCAGCAAGAAATCTGGGACAGATTGGATAAAGTCCTAGATAAAGAATATTTTTACCAAAATGGGGATAAATTAAAAATTTATGCTGCTTGTATTGATACAGGTGGGCATCACACTCAAAAAGTTTATGACTTTGTAAGTCCTAGACAATACAGAAGAATAATTGGTATTAAGGGGCTTGGTGGAGAAAATGTTCCAATTAATAATGGATTCAGAAAAACTAAAAATAAAGAAATAGATTTATTATCAATTGGTTCAAATGCTCTTAAAGATATAGTTTCTGGAAGATTAGATGCAAGAATCAATGAAGAGGGATACTGCCATTTCAATGGGGAATATGGCAAAGGATATGATTTAGAATATTTCAAATCTTTAACTGCTGAAATAAAAGTTCAAGAAAATCGGAAAGTAGTTTGGAAAAAAATTCAAACAAGAAATGAAGGTTTTGACTGTAAGTGTTATGCAACAGTTCCATTCTACATATTTAGAATCGAACCTGAAAATTTAGTAAATCTTAGCAGAGAAGAATTATTAGAACTATCAATTAATGGAGTTTTAACACCAAAGAAAACTGAAATAACTATTGACAGAAAAGGGGTTGAAGTATGAGGAATATAGCAAGTTTTGAAAATAAATTAATAGAAATAGAGGAAGCTGAAGAGGATCTTATTCTACATGGCTCTGCCTGGTTTGCTGGTGTTGAATTTTTAAAAGAAAATTCAGCTGATATGAAAAAATTAGCTGATTTAAAAGAATATTATAAGAAAAAAATAGATGAAATTTTAAATACAAAAATAACTGTCCAGGAATGTGAAAGATATATAAGACTTTATTTAGAAGCAGAGGAAGCAGTTCTAAAAGGTCAAGAATATACAATAGATGGACAGAATTTAAAAAGAGCTGATTTGGAACAAATAAGAAAAGGTCGGATTTGGTGGGAAAATAAAAAAGCTCAAATAGAGAGTGGAACAGGAGAAGGAATAAGATTTTTTCAAATAGTTCCTCATGAGTTTTAGGAGAAAGTATGAAAAAAGTTAATACTGAAATAAATAAATTAAACCAGGAACTAAAAACAGAAGAAATTAGATACAAAATAGAAGCTATAAGACAACAAAGAGAATTTCTTAATTATAGTCAATCTGGTGCTAGTACAACTAAGATAGCATTTAGGAATGTTTATAGTTCATTAGATACAACCAAAGATGATATTGAAGATAATAAAGAAATCTTAATGGCTAGATCAAGGCAACTTTTTATGGGAAATCCAATTTCAAGAGGAGCTATTTTAAAAATAAGAACTAATGTAGTTGGAGAAGGGCTAAAGCTAAAGAGTAAGATTAAAAAAAATCTTTTAAATTTAGATAATGATGAAGTTGAAAAAATTCAAAAGCAAATAGAAACTATTTGGGATTTATGGGCAGATAGTGTTGAATGTGATTTTCAAGGTGAGGACACATTTGATTTTTTGCAGGATTTAGCAATGATTACTTATTTAATGGATGGAGAATGTTTTATAAATCTTCCGTATCATCAAAGAAAAGGAGAACTATTTGATTTAAAAATTCAATTTTTAGATTCTGCTAACTGTGAAGCACAAGAAAGTAATGACTACTTATATGAAGGTGTTGAAACAGATAAAAATGGAGTAATAATAGCATATCATTTTAAAGATAGGCACAATGAATATACTAGAATACCTGTCTTTGATTCAACAGGTAGAAGACAAATATTAAAAATCAATGAAAAAGAGAGAGTAAATCAATTAAGAGGAGTTCCTTTATTAGCACCTGTTTTAGAAATTTTATCTCAATTATCAAGATTTACAAATGCTGAACTTATGAATGCAGTTGTTAGTGCAATGTTTACTGCTTTTATAAAACAAGACAACAATACAGGAAATACTGGAAAAGTTTTAGGTGTTGGAGAAGATAAATTTAAAAAACCTAATGGAGATCAGGGAAAAAAATATGAAGGAACTGAATTAAGTATGGGGTATGGAAACTTTGGAGTATTGGAACCAGGACAAGATTTAGTTTTTGCAAATCCAAATAGACCAAATTCAAGGTTTGAAGTCTTTTTTAATGCAATGCTTAAACAAATAGGAACTGCCTTAGAAATTCCATTTGAAGTTTTATTAGCTGCATTTAATGCCAGTTATTCTGCTTCAAGAGCAGCTCTTTTAGAAGTTTGGAAAATGTATCGTAGAAGGAGAAAATGGTTAGCAAAAAAGTTTTGTCAACCTATATTTGAGCAAGTGATAGAAGAGGCAGTCCTAAAAGGTTATATAGATTTACCAGGTTTTTTAGAAAATCCAATAGCCAAAAAAGCATATTTAGGAGCTGTTTGGTATGGAAATTCACCTGGACAAATAGACCCTGTAAAAGAAGTTACAGCATCAGTAGTAAAAATAAATAATGGATTATCAACAAGAGAAAGAGAAGCTACTGAATTAAATGGTAGTGATTGGAATGAAAATTTAGATCAATTAGCAATAGAAAATAAAAAGAAAAAGGAGGTTGGCTTAGATGGAAATATTAAACCAAGCAAGAAAGAATAAAAATGAATTAAATATTCAAATATATGGTCAGATTGGGGGCTTTTCTTGGTTTGATGAGCCTGTAAGTGCAGACCAGGTATATAAAGAACTTGAAAATTTTGGAAATGATATAGATGTTATAAATCTTTATATCAATAGCCCAGGAGGGTCTGTAACAGAAGGGTGTGCAATTTATAGTGCTTTGAAAAGACATAAAGCAGTAAAAAATGTTTATATAGATGGACAATGTTCATCAATAGCATCTGTTATTGCAATGGCAGGAGATAAGATAGCAATGAGTCCTGTTGCAACTATGATGATACACAACCCAATTACTGCATTAGCTGGTGATGCAATAGAATTAAGAAAAACAGCAGCTATTTTAGATATTATGAAAGACACAATTATTAATGCTTATGTTACAAAATCTCATTTAAGTAGAGAAGAAATATCTACATTAATGGATACAGAAACTTATTTTACAGCTGATCAAGCTATTGAAAAGGGATTTGCAACAGAAAAAATTGTATTTGATATTAAAAATTCTGAATTTTCAAACTTGGAAAACTTTAAAATAAGAGCTAAACAAATTACTAACAGTGGAAGCACTGAAAAAAAAGGAGGAGAGAGCATGGGAGCAAAAAACATGCAGGAGCTAGAAGCTCAAAATAAAGAATTAGTAGAAGATATAAGAAAGGAGGCTATAGCACAGGAAAGAAAAAGAATAAATGACTTAGATGTACTTAATGAGCAAACACAAGGCAAATGTAAAGAAATTATAGATGCAGCTAAGGAATCTGGTAAATCAAAAGCTGATATTGTTGAAGATGTATTAGCAAAATTTATTGAAAACAAAGGAACAGAAGAAAAAACTAAAGTTCCTGAAAATAAAAGTCCTGCTGATATTTTAAATACTAGAAGAGAAGAAAGTAAACAAATAGAAATAGACAATAGAACACCTGGACAAACTGATGATACAAAAAATTTGATAGCTGATATTGTAAATATGGCAAATGAAGAGTAGGAGGAAATATGAAAAGTAAAAAAGAAATACATGAAACAAGTAATTTGAAAAGAGATTTACAGTTTCCATTTTACACAGAAAAAGTGGAATTTGAAGCTGGAGAATATAAAATGGGAGATTTGGTGGAACTAACAACAGCTGGAAAAGTTAAAAAACTAGCTACTGCTGCTGAAATATATGGTGTAGTAACAGATGATTTTACTGCTGATAGTAATAATAAGAAAAACACTATATATTTAACAGGTTCTTTTAATGAAAAGTATGTAGATTTTAATGGTAAAGATAAAGCTGAAGTAAAAAGAGCAGCAAGAAAACTTTTAATAATGATTAGATAAATGGGAGGAAATATGTCATCAAAAATATTTGGATTAATAGCATTAACAACAATAATAACACAAACAAAAGCACCTAAAAATTTTCTATATAACTTATTAATAGGAGAAGAAAAGGCTGAAAAAGTTGAGAAATTAGAAATACATACTAAAGAAGCTGGAAGAGAAAAAGCTCCACTTGTTGGAAAAAGAGAAAAAGGAATTTTTATAGATAAAACTGCATGGCAAGCACAAATAGTTGAACCAGCATATATAAAATTACAAACAGTTAATGAAGCTGAAGCTTTACTAGAACAACAATTTGGACAAGTTAAGTATGCAGAACCACAGGATGTTGGAAAGAAAACATTAGCAGATGCTATGAAAAAATTTAAAGAAATAGGTTTTAGAACAAGACAATGGATGTTAATAGAAACTTTAATGACAGGAACTTGTCCTATGGAAGAAGGAACTCAAGGAGTTAAATATGGAGATGTAAATAAGGAAGTTTTAACTGGAAATGATCTTTTTACTAGCCCTAATTGTGACCCTATAAAATATCTTAAAAACAAACAAACTGAAATTCAAAAACAAACTGGAATAGTAATAGATACAGTTGTAATGTCACCTGATGCAGCTGATGCATTTTTAGAAAATCAAAAAGTAAAAGATTATTTAAATACTAGACATGCAAATTATGTTCGTGTAAATGATTCTAATTCAGAAAATGAAGATGGTAAAAAGGAAATAGCTTGGATTCCTACACTTGGAATAACAGTTTATTCTTTTGTTGATTGGTATGATGATATGGAAACTGGAAATACACATCAAGTTATCCCTGAAAAAACTTGTATAGGTATGAAAGCAAAAAGTTTTTCTTTTAAATATGCTGCAATGACTTTAAGACCTGAACAAGGAAAACCTGCTCAACTTCTTGTAAAAAAAGAAGTTGTTAGAAAATGGTATCCAGATACTAGTGAAGATGAGGAATTACAATACTTCTCAAGACCATTATGTATGCCTAATAAAGATGTTAAATCTTGGTTCATTGCAACAGTAATTTAAGGGAGTGATGAGATATGAAAAAAATGAGAGCTATTGAAAATATAAAAGTTGAAGAAACATTATATAAACCAGGAGAAGAATTTGAAATTGCTGAGGAAGAAACTCAAAGATTAATTGATTTAGGAGCTGCTGAGTTCGTTAGTAACGAAATAGAAAAAGCTGAAACTGAAGGAGATAATTCAGAGGAAGAAACTAATGTTGGTGGATTAAAAGATACAAATTCATCTAAAAAAGGTAAAAAGAATGAATAAAACTTTTAAAGATGATATTGATAAGACCTTTTTTACAGATTTTGCTGAAAAAATTAACTTGTCAGGAGTAAAACTTAAAGCAGTAATAACAAAAGTACAAAGTAATCCAAAATTGACAGGAAAATTTAAAGAAAATTTGGATTCAACAACATTAATAAGAAATGGTTTAAAAGTCTCTATTAAAACTAGAGACTTACCACCTTCTATTTCTGTTGAAGTAGGAGAAGAAATAAAAATTAATAAAATTTCTTACTATGTTTTTGATGTTGAAAAAAGACATGGAATGACACATATATATGCACAAAAATATGAGGGATAGATATGTATACTCTTGAAATATCAGATGAAAGTTTAAAAAAACTTGAAAAAATTGGTAAAGAATTTTCAGGAATGGATAACAAAATTGTAAAAGAAGCACTAAGAAAAGCTCTTAATTATGCAAAAAAAGAAGAAAAAAAGTTTATAAAATCCAGGTATTCTTTACAACAAAAAGTTGATGCTAATTCTTTAAAATCAAAAATAACATCAACTGATGGTGTTCTTTTAGGAAGTACTAAAAGAAATAAAGTTTCTGAATTTGCAATATCTAAACCAAATCCTGGAAAAAGTAAACAATACATAAAAACTAAAATAGTAAAACCAAGACCAGAAATGACTTGGAAGACATTATTTTGGGCTTTTTGGAAAAATGGTAATCCTAAACTTATGTTTAGAGTAGGAAAAGAAAGACATAAGATAACAGTAGCAACCTCTTTATCTGTAAGAAATATGGGATTACAGATTGATAATGAAAAAATATATGAAGAAATTCAAAAAATATTTTCAAAAGTTTTAGAAGAAAGGATAGATGAATTATGGAGGGAATAAATCCATTAAAAAAGAACAGTTTAGCATTAGAAGGTGCTATAAAAAAAGCATTTTCAGAAGCTAAAATAGAAAATTTTAAATTTTTTAGAAGTTATATTCAGCCTGATAATCTTGAAAATAGAATAAATAATGCTGGAAGTAATAAAGAAAATAAGTTCCCTTTTGTTATTATAAGACCAATAAAATCTGTACAAAAATCAAAAAGTGGAGTTACTTCTAAAATTGCTACATTCTTAATTAGATTAGGAACAGAAAATAAGAACTATGAAGAGGGATTTTATGAAATAGCTGGAATAGCTGAATATTTAGTAGCATATTTCACAAAGCATTCATCAGCTATTGAAAGAAAAGATGGTTTTAGTTATTCAATAGATTTAGAAACAATTGAAGCTTTCTTAAATGAAGAAATGACAGGTGGAGACTTTTGGATTTATGACATTCTTTTACAATTAAATATTCCAACTGTTCCACATACAGCATATATAGAAGAAACTAAAAGAGAAGTTTCAAATGAAAAGGAGGAAAAATGGCAGGATTAAAAAATGACAAAGATAAACCAGTAGTAGCTGAAACTACAAACAGTACAGAAGTAAATGTGAACAGTGAAACAGATAACACAGAAGCAGTTACACAAAATCAAGTAACTGCTGAAGTAAAAACAGAAAAAAATGAAGCAAAAAAAGAAGATAAAACTTATATCTACATTGGTGAAGAACTTACAAAAGACGGTTTTATCTTAAAGCATAAAGGTTTCTATACTTCAGAACAGTTAAGCAGAATAGAAACTGGAATATCAGATTATGATGAAATTAAGGAAAATTTCATAGATTTAGATGAATATAGTGAAAATAGATAGGAGGAAAAATGGCAAAGTTTCAACATGGTACAAGTTACAAAGAAATGCCTTCAGGCTTAAAAATATTTGCAGAAACTCAGACACCAACTGTAATAGTTGGAACAGGAACTATTAACATGGGAGATATGAGCTGTGTTAATAAACCTATTCTTATTCAAAACTCAAAGGATGCAGCTACTTATTTTGGAGGAGCTAATAACATAAAAGGATTTACAATCAATGAAGCATTATACCTAGCTTTTAATGTATATAATGTAAAACCTATTATTGTTATAAATGTTTTAAACCCTAGTGAGCATAAAACTGCTCATACTGAGCAAGATATTGTTGTAAAAGATTTTAAAGCAACTCTTGAAAAGATTGGAATTATAAATGATGAAAATTTGATTATTAAAAATGGTGAAACATCTACATTGATAGCAAAAGAAAAATATTCTTGTTCATTTGATAATGAAGGAAAGTTAATAATTACATTAGCAAAAACTGAAACATCAGTTAAAAAATTAGAAGTTTCATATAATTTCTTAGATGTTAGCAAATTAAAAGAAACTGATGTAATTGGAAGTATAGATCCACAAACATTAGAAGCAAAAGGACTTGAATGTTTAAAGGAGATATTTCCTAAATATTCAATGATACCTAGTTGTGTAGTTGCTCCTGATTTTTCAACAGCAAAAATAAGAGTTGCATTAGATGCTAAATCAGCTGTTATAAATGATAAATGGGCATCTATGTCAATTCCTGAAATGCCAAATACAACAAAGTATGGAGAAGTTATAGCATTTAAAAAAGAAAAAAATTATATAGACGCTGACCAAGCAATCACTTGGGGTTGTCCTTATCTTGAAGATGAAGTATTTCACTTCTCAACAGTAATGGCACTACACATGCAATCAGTAGATGCCAAATTTGATGGTGTTCCTTGTGAAAGTCCTTCAAATAAAAATATCAAAATGCAAGGTGTTGGATATTATGAAGGAAGTACATTTAAAAAAGTTAATTTAGATGAAGCAGAGGCTAATTTATTGAATGAAAATGGAATTTCTACAATAATAAGACAGCCAAATGGAACTGTGTTCTGGGGAAATAGAACCTCTGTATTTCAACCTGGTGGAGAAACAGATCCAAAAGATGTTTGGATACCTGTTAAAAGAATGTTCAAGTATATCGGAAATACAATAATGCTAAACAATACAGTTGAAGTTGATAAGGGAATGACACCTTCACAAGCTAAAAGCATAGAAACTAATATTAATGTTTGGCTAAACTCTTTAACTAATGATAATAAACTACTTGGTGGAAGAGTTGAATTTAAACCTGAAGAAAATTCTGAACAAGATATGATAGCAGGAAAATTCAAATGGCATATTTATTTAGGAGCAATTATTCCAGGAGAAAGTTTGGAATTTAGATTAGAGTATGACTCTAAATATTTAAAATTATTATTTCAAAGATAGGAGGACTGAATGATTAGATCAACAGTAATTGAAGATGCAATTATAAGATTAAATGGAACAGATGAGTTGGTTGGAATAGCAACTATAACATTACCAGATATAGAACATAAGACTGAAACTATAAGTGGACTAGGTGTAATAGAACATGATGAACCTATTCCAACAGCATTTAATGCTATGAAATTACAGCTAAAATTTATGAATAGATGTAAGGACATAGCATTTGAATATGGGAGTAATGTTAATTTAACAGCAAAAGCAGCAATATTAGTTGAAGACTCCGAAACTCATAATAATGATGAAGTTGAAGCAATTTATTCTTTTAAAGGAAAAAGAATAAAAACAAGTGGTGGCGACTTAGGAAAAGCTATAAAAAATGAAACAGAATTAGAGTTTTCATTAACTTATTATAAAGAAGAAATTCAAGGAAAAGTTATACATGAAATTGATGTGTATAACAAAAAAGCTATTGTAAATGGTAAAGATTTATATGAAAAAGTTAGAAGTATTTTATCTTAATAGGAGGAAAAAATGGGAGATTTTAATAAAGAATTAAGAGAGGCAAATGCAGAAATAAATAAAAGAAATGGAGTAATTGAATCAGTAGTTGATGAAAAAAAAGATGATATTGAAGAACCTAAAAAAGAAAAAGGTTTAGTTAGAAAAGTTAAACTTTCTGATGGTAGAGAAATAACATTTGATTTTGGAAAATTAACTGGAAATTCAATTATTGAAATAAAGAAAAATTATGGAAAATTAAGAAAAAAATCAGCAACATTAGTGGAAGAACTAGATGATTTTTATTATATGTTAGTTGCAGAATATGTATCTGCACATTCATATGAAACATTCTTAAAACTTTCATATAAAGATTTTGCAAAGGTAAGAGATGAAGTTAGAGATTTTTTGCAGGAAGATTAATAGAAGATCTTGAAAGAGAACATGCAAAACTTTTAGATGAATTAATAGTAGAACTTAACAATCCATTAGGAGTGAATATGAATATTTCATACTTATACTTAATGGGTTGTGATATATACAGAATAAGAGAACTTATAGAAACAGTTGAAGAAACTCTAAGAAAAAGAAGGAGGTGATATTGTTGGGAAAGAAAATGGATTTGATTATGAGAGTGCAAGGAGTTATTGATAAGTCTTTACCTGGTAATTTAAAAAAATTAGCTAATGAAGTTAAGAATTTAAGAGTTGCTAGGCAGAAAATGGAAAAGGCTCAAAGAACTTTAAAAGCTCAAAAAGAGCTAAACAAGGAGATAATGAACAATGTTTCTAAGTATAGAAAACTTAGAAATGAATTAAAGGCATTAGATGAGATAAAAAAGAGAAATAATAGTCTTACTGATGCTGAAAAAAAGAAATATGAAAGCTTAACCAAAAAAGCTAAAGCCTTAGAAACAACTATAAAAGCACAATCTAAATCATTCCAAAAGTATGGAATGGAACTTAAAAAATTGAAAATTCCTTTTGACAATTTACAAAGTGAAATAGACCAAACTATAAAAAAAGAAAAGGAATTAATTGCTCAACAAAAAATAGTTGCTAAAAGCCAAGGTTTTTTTAAAGGTGTCAAAGATAAAGTAAAAACTGGAATGAAAGTTGCAGCAGTTGCTACCATAGGTGCAGCAATTGGGATAGGAACTTCTTCTGTTAAAGAATATTTAGAATTTGATAAACAAATGATAAAAGTTAAGGCTTTAACAGGAGCTACTGCTGAAGAATATGAAGCTTTAAAGAAAAAAGCAATGGAAGTTGGAAAAACAACAATATTTACTTCTGAAGAGGCAGCAGCAGGTATGGAAAAATTTGCATTAGCTGGATTTAAACCAAAAGAGATAATAGCAGCAATTCCACCTATTTTTGACCTTGCAACTGCATCAGGGGAAGATTTTATTATGATATCAGATATGATATCTGATCATATGAATGCTTTCAATATTGGAATAAATGATGTTGGACATGCAGCAGATATTCTTGCTAATACTATGTCAAGAAGTAATACCAATATTCAAATGTTAGGAGAAGCATTTAAATATGTATCTTCATCAGCTCATGATTTAAATATAGATTTAGCAACAGCCTCAGCTGCTGTTGGTTTAATGGGTGACCAAGCTATTAAATCAGGACAAGCAGGAAGAGACTTAAAACAAGCTTTTGCTAAGATAGCTGACAGTAAAGTACAAAAAGATCTAAAAAAACTTGGAATTAATGTAAAAAATTCTAAAGGTGAATTTATAGGACTTGTTGATTTTGTAAGACAATTAGAAAAAGTTACTGGAAAAATGTCAGGTATAGAAAAGTTAGCCTTTTTAAAAGAAATGTTTGGAGATCAGGGAGCTTTAGCTATGAATAAGCTGTTAACTGCTACAAAGGAAGTTAATGGTGTTATGTACCAGGGAGCTGATGCATTAGCACAGTTTGCAAAAGAAAATGAAAATGCTACTGGAAAAGCAAAAGAAATGGCTAATACTATTCTTGATAGTGACTCTGGTAAATGGGCATTACTTGAATCAGCTATTTCAGATGTAAAAATAAAAATAGGACAAGCTATTTTTACAAAAAGTGGAAAGCAACTAATTGATATAGCTATTGAATGGTTAAATGAACTTTCAAATGTTCTTTCTGGAAATTTTAATGATACAAAGGCTAATAAATTTTGGCAGTCTTTTATAGAAAATGGAAAAATATTTTTAGATGCACTGATAAAAGTTGGGACAGTACTTTGGGGAATTTTTAGAATTCTAAATACAATAGGAATAGATAATATTATAGTATTTCTAACAGTTTTTAGTGTAACATCTAAAGTAATTAAATTTATTGGAGCATTTCAAAAGCTTACAACAACAGTACAGGCTGCTGGTGGAGTTATGGCAGTATTAAAAGCTGGAATAACTGCTTTAGGAGGTCCAATTAGTTTAATAGTTGCTGGAATGGCTGTTCTTGGATACATTATTTACAAATATTGGGATGAAATAAAAGCATTTGTAAAAGCTATTCCTGGATTTTTAGTAGAATTTTTTACAGGTGTTTGGAATGTACTTAGTGGAGTTATTGGAGCTATATGGCAAGGTATTGTAGATTTATTTAATTGGATATTGAATAAAATTACTTGGCTATGGGATAAGATTGTTGGAGTTTTTTCAACTTTATGGTCAGTACTTACTAGGATTTTTAGTGCTATTTGGGATAAAGTTACAGGTTTCTTCCAAGGTCTATGGGAAAGTATAACTGGACTTTGGGATAAAGTAAAAACTGGATTTTCTGAAAGATTTACAGCAATGTTAAATTCTTTTAAAGATACTATTGCTAGTATTGCAGAAAAAATAAAAGGCTTTTTTGCGAAGCCATTTGAACTTATGTCTGATGCAATAGCTGGAGCAAAAGAAATGGCTTTAGATTTTGCAAGAAAAATACCAGGAATGAAATACATCATTGGAGAAAAAGAAAATATAGGAACTGCAAAAGCTACAATAAATGGAAGTCATGCTAATGGATTAAATTATGTGCCATTTGATGGTTATATTGCTGAGTTACACAAAGGTGAAAGAGTTCTTACAAAAGATGAGAATGAAAGTATCTTTGGAAGTTTAAGAAACAGACTTCAAAATGCCACTCAAAGTAGTAAATCAGAAAATAGTACAAGTAGTGAAAAGTCTATTACTTATCAAATTTACAATAGTTTTACTTTTAATGGAGTATCTGAAGATACTAAAAATAGCATTATAGAAAATTTACAAGAAAAGTTAAATGAACTTGAAAGACAATTAGAAAAAATGAAGGAGGAAAGAGAAACTTATGCAAGAACAAGTTTATAAGACAGAAGCAGGAGATACTTGGGATCTAATTGCTTTTAAACTTTTTGGAAATGAAAATCTTATGAAAGAGTTATTAGAAGAAAATATTGAACTCTCTGAAATAGTTATCTTTCCAGCTGGAGTTGAACTTTCTATTCCTGAAATAAAAGAAGATAAAAAGAGAGGTGTTGCTCCATGGCTAGTTCAAACTTAGTTAGGAGAGCCTCTCCTACCTTTTTTATAGATAATAAAGATGTAACTGAAGAATTATTAAAACATATAGTTGATGTTGAAATTGTAGATAATTTAGAAGGTACATTAGATGAAATTATAATAAAACTTAATAATGAAAATAATAGATTTCTAACAACAAACTGGGCTATTCCAAAGGGAACTCAAATAAAGTTTGGAATAAAAACTCTTAATTGGAATAGTGAATTTGAAGGAGAAAGCCAAAGTGATGTAGGAATTTTTAATATAGATATAAGACAATTCAACAGAAAAACAGCAACATTTAAAGGAATATCTGGTCCACTTAATTCAAGGGATGTTAAAAGGTCTAAGATATGGGCTAATATCTCTTTAGAAGCACTTGGAAAAGAGTTTGCTGATAAATATAAGCTAAAGTATTTTTATAAAGTAAAAGACAATATCACTTTAAAAAATATAAAACAAGAGGAAGAGGAAGATTTTTCCTTCTTAAATAAAATTGCCCAGGATGAAGGAATAAAGTTAAAAATATCTAGTGGAATACTTATCTTATTTGAGGAAGAAATATTATCAGAAAATACTCCTCTTTTAAGTATTAGCTTGAACAATGTTGAGGAATTTGAAATAAAAGATAAGTCTAACGATATTTATGATGCTATTGAAGTTAAATACTTTAATACTAAAAAGCAAAAAGAAGAAAAAGCAATTATAACAAAACATGAACTTGAAACAGGACAAAAGTCTGATAGTTATAAAAAAGTTTACTCTTTAAAATCCAGGGCTAAAAGTGGAGATTTAAAAAAATTGGCAAAGAAAACTCTTGAAAATATCAATAAAAGAGAGATAGAAACAACTTTAAAAATTATTGGTTGTAAAGAATTATATTCAGGTTGCATTATAGCCCTATCTGATGCAGGAGAATTTTCAGGAAACTATGTAGTAACTAGACTACAACACAATTTCCCAAAATTTACTACATTTATTGAAATGTACAAAATAAAAAAAGATATGAAAGAGGAGAATAAAAAATGATTTCAGCATTAAAAGGAACAGTAGGAATTATTCAAAATATTAATACAACTGATTATACTGCTACTGTACAACTTCCTGAGTATGAAAATCAAATAACAGAGGGATTACAAATTTTATCTCCTATCACTTTTGGAAATAAAATAACTTCTATTCCAAAGGTGAATACTCCTGTGTTTTGTATATTTTTAGGAGATGATACAGAAAGAGGTTTTATAATTGGAAGCTATTTTTCTGAAAAAAATGTAAGTAACTCTCAAGAAGATCAATATAAAATTGATTTTCAAGGTGCAAGTTTAACAATAAAAGAAGATGGAAACATAGAGTTAAAAGGAACTTTAACAAAAATAGATAGTGAAGTTCTTATAACTGGAGATACAACAATAGAAAAAAGTATAACAGTTTCAAATAATGCAATAATAAAGGGAAGTATGAAAGCAGAAAAAGGATTTGAAACAAATAAAGCAACACTAAAAGAAGGAAAATTAGATGTTGAATCTATTGAATATAAGGAGATGACTAAGAAATGAATGTACTAAATAGATTAACAAAAGATTTTTTAAATAATTTCACTACATTTGATTTTTCAAGCAATTTAGGAAGTTATGGAGATATTATTTTTACTGTTGCTCGTGGGAATGTTTTAACTCCTGATGCCATTGATTTAAGTATTTCATCTAAAACAGAAGATCATGACAATCTTGGAGAAGCTCCTTACACAGAGTTTATTCGTAGAAATTTAAGAACTATTTCTTTAAATATTAAGTTAGTTTATACACTAACTAACATAAATGAAGCAATACTAAAATTGGAAAAAATTTGTGAAAATGGAGAGTATTATCCACTTATCTTAGGAAATAAGCCTTTATCAAAGTATGGATTTATGTTAACAGGCTTTAAACAAGGAATAAAGAGTACAAATTCAAGTGGAGAACTAGAAGTTGTAAATTGTTCTTTAACTCTTAAAGAATATATCCCAAAGTTAGATAGACTTCTTTTACCTGCTACTAATAATTTAACTACAGAAAATAGAAGAAATAATAGTAGTGGAAAAAATAAAAAGAAAAATAAAAAAGTATTAAAGAAAAAATCTAAAAAGAATGTTTACTCAAAAGATAAAAATGAAAAAAAATGGCTACACGGATTAATTGAAGATGATTTAAGAGGATATTAATAGGAGGAAATATGATAGTTTCAAATAAGACTATTCCTCAACATCCAAAATTAATGGAATTATATATTCTGTTAAATACAAAAAGAGGAACAGTACCACTCCATAGAGATTTAGGAATAGATAATAGAATGGTTGATAGACCAATTACAGTAATAAAAAATAGTATTTTTAATGACTTACAAATTCAAGTTAGTAAGTATATAAAAGGTCTTACATTAAATAATATTGAATGTAAAGCTACTGAAAATGGACTTGAAATTGAATGTGAGGTTGAAATAGATGAAAGAATTTAATTTAATAGACTCTAATCCTGAAACAATTTTAGCTGATGCTTTAAGGTTTCATGAAGAAATTACTGGAGAAAGATTAGAACTTTGTACAAAAGAAGCTTATTTATATTCAACAGTTGCAGCATTATTATCAAACATAAAGGCAAATATGAATGATGTAGCAAAACAAAACTTCTTAAAATATTCAAGAGAAGAAAGATTAGACTTGAAAGGCAATTTTTATGGAGAAAGAGGAGCTAGATTAAAAGCTAACAAAGCAAGAACTACAATTAGATGTTATATTTCATTAGTTGTAGCAAAAGATGTTGTTATTGCAAAAGGTACAAGATTTCTTTATAAAAATTATATGTTTTATACAGAACAAGAGTACAAAATAAGAAGTGGGGAAACTTATGTTGATGTAATAGCTGTTGCTGAAATTGCTGGTAATTTAGGAAAAATATTAGCTGGTGAAATTAAAGAAATTGTTGATAGATATGAGTATATGAAAGAAATAACTAATATTACAGATGTGACAGGTGGTAGAGAAGAAGAGGAAGATGAAGAGTACAGAAGTAGATTAGAACTTATTCCTGAATCATTTACCACAGGTGGTTCAGAAGGCTCTTATGAATATTGGGTTAAGAAATCATCTAACCTAGTTACAGATGTCTTTATAAATAGTCCTAAGCCTAATTACATTGATATATATGTTGTGAACGGTTTAGAACACATATCACAAGAAGAAAAAACAAAAATAAAAAATTATATAGTTGAAAATAAAAATATTAAAGTTTTAAATGACCAGATAGAAATTAAAGACCCAACATTTCATGATTACAATATTGATTTAGATTATTGGGTTTATGATAGTTCGTTAGTATCGAAATCAGAAATAGAAAAAGAACTAACAAATTCATTAGAACAATATACTAAATCATTCAAAATGGGAGAAAGTATAAATTTACAGGATATTATAGATATTTCTAAAAATGTTGAAGGGATAAGAAGAATTGAAATAAAATCACCTCAAACTTATAAAGGGCAGAAATTTCATTTAGCAAAATGTGGAACTATAAGCATTTCATACAAAGGAGCAGAGTCAAGATGAAAGAGCAAAATTTTATATATGATGTTACTAATATAAGAGACCTTGCCCCTGACATTTTAAAAAGTGATAAACAGTATAAAGTGGTTTTAACTGTTATAGATGCAATTATCTCTAAACATATAATTGCTAATATAGAATATTTAGAGTTTCTTGAAAGAATAGATACTATGACTGAAAAAGAAATTGATATGGTTGCAAAAGAATTAAGTGTTGATTTTTATGATTTCTCTATGTCTATAGAAGAAAAAAGAAAAGCTTGTAAATTATCTTTCCAAATCCATTCAATAAAGGGAACAAATAAAGCTATTCAAGATGTCTTAAATATTTTCTATGAAAAAGCTAATATATTGGAATTTCCAGAATTTAATGGGGATAATGGAACATTCAAAATAGAAATTATGGGAACAACAAAAAGTAATTTAAATATTATGATAGATAGAGTGGAAAAAACTAAAAAAAAATCACAACATTTAACAGGTATTACTTTTAAAAATAGCTCTATATCTCCTTTATATTTTGCAACACATATGAGATACGGAACAATAGTAATTTTATATCCACAGCAAGACTATTTTTATCTTAATAATTTAAATTTAGTAAATAAAACTGGAAAATATATTTTTGAGAAAAGGGGTGTTAATAATGGCTGAATTTAATAGTCACATAATAACAAATGCTGGAAGAAATCTTTTAGCAAGAGCATTAGCAGGAGAAGGAAAAGTTATATTTACTAAGGCAGCATTTGGAGATCAAAAACATTCAGGAAACTTAAGAGAAGTAACTGAATTAAAAAATAAAAAACTTGATTTAAATGTAATGAATATAAGAAATGATAATGGTACTGCTGTTTTAACAGTACAAATATCAAATGAAAATGTAGAACAATCTTTTCAAACAGAAGAATTTGGAGTATATGCAAAAATTGAAGGAGATATAACAGAAATTCTTTATTCATATACAACAGCTGTATCTGCTGATACTTTTCCAAATAATAGATTAGGAAAAACATATGAATCTATCCAAGATATCTATATGGCTATTTCAAGTGATATAGAAGCTGAAATATATGTAAGAGATGGTGTTATTTATTTAACAAGAGATATTGCTAACCAAGTCTATACAGAAACAGGATTAACAGCTGTTGGTACTTTGAAAGGAAGGAATAACCTTGAAGCAGATAAACAATACCTAGCAGATAATGGACATTGGTATAAAAATATTGGTGGAAATAGAACTTGGGAAGCAACATCAGGAACTCCTGATGAACAATTAATTCCAATAACTTGGAAATACTTATATGAAAGTCTTAATAATAAAGAAAATCAATTAATACAAAATCTTAATGGAATTTTAGGACAAAATAATGGAGAGTTTCCTATTGAACAGGCAGTGGCAGGAAATATATATTATTTTCCAAGAAATCAAAAATATTACTATTGTTTAAAAAGCCAAACTAGTAGAGTGAGTGTTCCAAATGCAGACTTTGAAGAATTATCTATTTATCAAAATCGGAAGAAATTGGAAAATTTCTCAAGAATTGAAAGTGAAAGGTTATACGTTCCAAATGCAACTTTTGTAAAAGTATATAAAATTGCAGGTATGGTAACTCTTATAGTTGACAGTGGAACAGCATTTTTTAATAAAGCTGACACACCTATTTTTAATTTGCCTGAAAAGTATAGACCAAATGAGACTCTATATTTTAGTGCTTCTTATAGAAATAGTTCTAAATCTAATACATTTTTCTTGTATGCTAACGGGAATTTAGCAAAATCTGAAGCAGATGATAATGCAGGGGCTTATTATTTTACTATAAGTTATCCTGCTAAAAGCATTAATTAGCACATTCATAGCCTACTATAGCTTGGTAGAATTTAAAACTAAATATATGCAGCATTAAAATCGAAAATGAAATAGTTTTAGCAAGTTCAGAAGACATTAATAACCAAGTTTTATTTTCTGCAAGTAAAGTAAAGTTTAATTAAATTGTTCCTATGATAGTCAATTCTAAAGATTGATTTCCAGAGGCATACAATTTAACTTGTTTAGTTGCTACTATTTTTGAATAGTAATCATGAACTACTTGTCGCATAAGATGTTCTTCTGTCTGACCTTCTGTAATGTAGCCTGTAAGGAATATACTAAATATATTTTTGAAATCACTTTCAACATTTACAGTTCTAATACCCACTGTATTTGGAGTACAATTTATAGTTTCTATGCAAATATTACCTATTGTAAATATTTTATTATTTTTAACTTTAATGAAATTTTCCATAGTGGAAAATTTATTTAAATATGAGTCAATCTCCAATTGGCAAACAATAATAAATTGTGATGGAATGAATGCCAATATTTATCTTGCAGATAAAATCATGATACAAAATATATGGTACTCATTTACTAAGAAAATAGGTAAAACTAGATTATACTTTCCTAAACAATATAAAAGTCCTCCATTTGTAACTTTAACAGATAATGATACAGGTGCTGCTGTTTCTAATAATTTAATTTCAGTAGATTGGACAACAACAACATATGTGGATGTTAATAATTTACAATCAGGTTTTACAATGCTAGTTATTGGAGTTATCTAACTTAATTTAATCCAAGAAAGCCAACTATTATAATCTTCTGAGCCTTGATTTATCCTACTATACATTGCAGAAGCACTTACATATAGTTGAACTTTTCTAGCCAAATTAAATGTAATTAAAGTTCCCATTACTGAATCATCAGAAATAGGTTTATTTTTAAGAACTTTACCTGACCAAGTTTCTAGTGATATAGCACAATCTGTATGAACTATATTACAATCTCCTGTACCTTTGACTTTGATTAGATTTTCCATAGTGGAAAATTTATACATAACTAAAGAGGAAAAAACAAAATTAACTTTATCACAAATTAATAATGTAAATCTAAATTCTATTACAGAATCAGGTTTTTATACTTCATCTGGATGGAGTAATAATATTGTAGGACTCCCAGCTGAATTAAACCATAACGAAGGAAGAGCATTTTATTTAGTTGTTTTCTCATTAGAAAATGGTGCTTACTGTCAGCAAGTTCTGTACAGCTTTAAAGGACTCATTTTTTGCAGAGCTATAACAGGAGCTAATAGTGCTTTTGGTCAATGGAGAAAAATTAACTTAATTTAACCCAAGCAGTCCAAGATGTTTCATCTTGTTGGGATTGATTCACACGAGAATAGACTCCTGTTGAACTGATATAAAGTTGAGTTTTTCTGCCTAGATTAAAAGTGATTAAAGTTCCCATTGGGGAGCTGTCTGTTACTGGTTTATTTCTTAGTAAAATATTGGACCAGGATTCTAATCCAATTAAACAATCATTATAAACAGTGTTGCAATTTCCAGTTTCTTTAATTGTTATTAAATTTTCCACAGTGGAAAATTTATTTAGAGTGGAAAATAAAGATGTAACAAGTAGAGTAACAAATTGTAAAAATGCAGCTTTAAAAAAAATTAAAATAGATAGGCTTTGTATTATGCAATTTATAATAACTTCTGAAGCAGCTGCTAGTATAAATAATAAATGTACTATCTATTTTGATGAGTCTTTTACAGATACTCCTTTTGTTGTATTAACTGATAATAATTCTGGAACTAACCAAGTTACAAGTCCTTCATTAGATTGGGCTGAAACAACAAGAATTACAGTGGCTAACTTTGCTGGAAGTTTTACATTAATGGCTATTGGTTACAT